GGCGGTGCGGATATTGAGGCCGATACGGCACTGCTGGAACGTTTTTATGCCAAAGTCCGCAACCAAGGGACAAGCGGCAACAAATCGCAATATGTACAGTGGGCCAGTGAAGTGCCAGGTGTTGGTGCAACGCGTGTGATTCCGTTATGGCAGGGGCCAGGCACGGTGGGATTGTATCTGCTTGACACGGACAAACGTGCTGCAGGTACTGATCTGGTGGCGGCTGTGCAGAAGTACGTCGATCCTACGCAGGATGGACAGGGTGAAGGTGTTGCCCCGGCGGGGCCAGTGGTGTCCGTGATGCCCGCCGAGGAAGTGCCAATGAACATTCAGGTGAAGTTGACGTTGGCAAGTGATGCGACATTGGCCGATGTACGGTCATTGATCGAACGCGGGGTGACCGCGTATTTGAAACAGTTGGCTTTTGCCGATCCGCTCGTTCGTTACACCCGTATTGCCGCGATTCTATTGGACATTCCGCCCATTATCGACTATTCGGAGCTGACCGTGAACGGTGTGAGTGACCAGAATATCGAGATGACCGCGAGTCAGGTCGCCGTGCTGGGGGCGGTGGATGTGCATGAGTAGTGTTGGGCAGATGGTGGATGAGGAAGTAGTTAGGGAATGTAGAGACCGAGGAAGATTGGGAGAAATACGCCGATCTGGGTTGGATCTGGTGAGCGAGACGCTCCATGATGATGTGCAAGGGAAGGGAGGGGACAGGGCATGAGTGCTCCTTCTATTGTAGATGTTGGACTGACGAGTGAGAAAGGGCGGGAATTGTTCTCGTATTTGCCAAGGTACTATGAGACTTCTCGTGTAATGCAAGCCGATATGCAGGCCAAAGGCACAGAAATGGATCTGCTGTATCAGGCGTTGGATGAGACGTTGGAGCAGTTTTTTGTCCGCACGGCGACGTGGGGGCTGGACTTCTGGGAAGAAGAGCTTGGCATTGAGACAGATCGTCTCAAACCTATGGATCAGCGGCGCGCGGTGGTGGAATCGAAGCTGCGTGGTGCCGGGAAGTTCTCTGGCAGGCTGGTTGAAAATGTGGCTGAGGCGTATGCCGGGGGCAAGGTGGATGTAACTTTTCAGCCGGAAGCGTGGAGTTTTACGGTGAGCTTTGTGGATACGCTGGGCATTCCGCCCAATATCGATGATCTCAAATGTGCGATTGAAGAATTGAAACCGGCCCACATGGCCGTGGAATATGAATATCGCTATCTGATCTGGGACGATCTGGACGACAAACAGATGACATGGGACGAACTTGATGCCGCGTCCTTGACGTGGGATGAACTGGAGGTGTGGGCGTAATGCCACAAGAAACAGACCGACTGAAATTACCTCTTCCCTTAGGGAACGAGAATGTAACCAGGGAGAGTATTAACGGAATTTTTGAAAAGATTGATGCTGGCGTTGCGACGCAAGGGGATTTAGATGCGCTTCGTGAAGCGGTGAGCAAGATGGATATCCCCGATGCGTCTTTGACGCAAAAAGGGAAGGTTCAGTTGTCCAGTAAGACGGACGGCACGTCCGAGACGGTGGCGGCGACGGAGAAGGCGGTTAGGGATGCGAGGCTTGCGGCTGAGACGAATGCGAAGAATTATGCAGACACGAGTTTTCGCAAACCATCGGAAATAGTCAGCTCCAACTTAATAAAAAATTCATCTGGTATGTTAAACCTTGATTACTGGAAGAATTCAGGTCAGGCTACCTTTCTAAGATTCCAGAATCAAACCGTAGGAGCATTTTTTGCAATTAATTCATCTGTGTCTCCTACAAACTATGGTGTGCTTGATAATGAGCCTGTCGGAGTTTCGCCGGGAGGCAGGTATTTGTTACAAGCTGTCTTCCACACTGCTGAAACTTATTACAATTCTGCTGTGCTGATTGAGGTGAAAAACGCTTCCGACAATGTGACAATTAACAGTTTAGTAGCTGACAATCAAAGATGGTGGCACAGGAAGGCACAAGTTATTACTATTCCAACGGGCGTAACAGCAGTATACCTAAGATTAGTTGTTAATAATGTTCCTGTCGGCACTCATGGATTTGCTCGGATTAAATTCTGTGAAACAATGGGCGATGCTGGCAAGGATATGCCTTACTCTGTGGAAATGGATACTCGTGCATTGTATGAGGGAATTGACTCGGTAAAGCAATCTGGCGTTGATGCAAAGAACGGTATTGTGGGTGCCATTAACGCCAAAGGTGGAAGTGCATCCACAATTGATACATGGGCGCAATTAGCTACGAAGATAAAGGCAATAAAGTCAGACTTCTCACTGATATCAGGTAAAGTGTCCGCAGCGGAGGGGAGAATTGACATCCCGGGATATAAACCACAGGTGTTTATACTTCATCCAATCGCATCTCGCAATGCTCAAATCTGGTATGATTCTCTGCAAAACCAGAGTACAGCTTGGATATACTCTTCTGGCCCTTTAGTTGCAATTCGCCAATCTGACACGAATAATACAACAAAAAATCTTGGTATTAGGGACTATGTTACTTTTGGAAATTACTACATGTCTACAGGTGCAGAATTTAAGACTTTAGTTTTCGGAGAAAATTATGTTGAATTCAAAATATCATCTTCAGGCGATGGATATATTCCTCAAGAGAAGATTGATTACACGATACTAGCCGCACCTCTGTAAGTATTACTTAAATCATCATAAGGTGATTAATTGTTAAAAATAAATTTTAATGATAATAAAATGCTAAGATAACATTTTATTATCATTAGAATTAATGGAATTATCCAAAGGAGGTGAACCATGACCACAACCCAACTTACCAACTCCATTGCGGCAACACTGTCACATCACCTCCCTAATATCCCCATCCATCCTGCCACCGGAGCCGATAACACAGACACTCAAGGTCTAACCTACCGTCTACTTGCTGCGAAACTTACTCGTGAACGGAGTGATCGGTTCGTGCAATCTCACATCTACGAGATTCGGTGGCTGGATGGGAGCAACATTCCGGAAGACTTACCGGATAAGCTTTTTGAAGCACTGGAGACGATTGAAGTGGAAGGTACGCCCTATCGAGCAACGGAGCTGCGATGGAAAGCGTGGGGAGAGACACCCAAACTATGGGTGTATTACACGATGCGAACCACCAAAGTGTCGGAGTCCTCCGACACAATGCAACAGCTGGAGCAGCGACCAACTGCTTTGAAATCAACATAGCAGGATGAACCCATTTAAGGAGGACCATCATGAAAGGAATAGGAGGCGCGCTCGCGATGTTCACCAAGAAAGAAGCAGATCGAAAGAACTATGAAGTAGAACAGCAGCATAACGATACCAGATATAACAAAGCACAGTTCGCCGAAGCCCGGCTGTTCAGCCGATTGGAGAAAGATATTCTGGCAGCGGTGCTGCTGGAACAACAGACTTACACCGTGCAAGAAGCTCAGCAACACATCCAACAATTTATGAATGGGGAGGCACAATAATGGCTGGAGGAACATGGACGACACAGAACAAGGTACGCCCCGGCGTATATATGAATTTTGCATCGGAGGGCTCGTTGCCGGGTACGGTAGGTGAGCGAGGAACGGTGGCTTTGGCATTGCCATTGTCATGGGGACAAGCGGGCATGATCATGACTGTACAAGCTGGTGAAGATGTACAAGCCAAATTGGGCTATGACTGGACAGCACCTCAACTGCTGCTCATCCGCGAAGCTTTGAAACGGGCACAGACCTTACTTCTTTATCGACTGAATGCAGGTACTAAAGCCAAGGCAACTTTGGATAAACTGACAGTCACAGCCCAACACGGCGGCGTACGTGGTAATGATCTGGCTGTTGTAATCTCCGCGAATATTAATGATCCGGATCAATTGGATGTCTCCACTTTGCTTGTGGGTAAAGAAGTGGACAAACAAACCGCGTCTACCATCGAATCTCTGGAATCCAACGCATACGTCACATTTACTGGTGAAGGTGCACTTACAGCTACAGCGTCACTTCCACTAACAGGTGGCTTGGATGGTACAGCAACGAACCAGGACCATTCCGATTTCCTAACCAAGCTAGAGGTGCTGGATTTTAATACGGTCGGTCTGATCTCAGACGATGCCACACTCAAGTCAGTCTACACAGCTTACATCAAGCGTTTGCGTGATACCGAGGGCAAGAAGGTGCAACTGGTTCTGTCCGATTATCCGGCAGCAGATCATGAGGGTATTATCAGTGTCAAAAATGGTGTTGTGCTCGCAGACGGTACCGTTCTTACGCCAAAACAAACGGTATCATGGACTGCCGGTGCAACAGCGGGAGCTAACCTGAATGAATCCCTGACGTTCCGTGCGTATGACGATGCCGTGGATGTGAACGGAAGATTGACACATAGCGAGACGGAAGCAGCATTGCGCAACGGCGAGTTTGTGTTTACAGCGAGCAGCAACCGTGCAGTGGTGGAACAAGATGTAAATACGTTCCGTTCGGTGACACCGGATAAGGCACGTCATTTTGCCAAAAATCGTGTGGTGCGTGTTCTCGATGGTATCGCTAACGATATGAAACGGATCTTCGAGTCCTATTACATCGGCAAAGTGAACAACAACGAAGATGGGCGCAGCTTGTTCCGTTCCCAATGTGTTACTTACTTGAAGCAGCTTCAGGATATCGGTGCTATTCAAAATTTTGATTCCAAAACAGACATCACTGTTGCTCCGGGCAATGAAACCGACAGTATTCTGATCGAGATCCAGGTCCAACCTGTAGATTCCGTTGAAAAAGTATATATGAAAGTGAAGGTGGTTTAAGATGGCATTTTTGAAAGCAAGTGACACGATCTCCGGCCAGGAAGGCCGCGCATACGCAACGATTAACGGACAGACGGAAGAAATGTTCTATGTGAAGACATTGGAAGCAACAGTGGAGAAACAAAAAGCAGAGGTCAAAACGTTGGGCCGCCGCGGCGTACAGCACAAAGCAACCGGTTGGTCCGGTTCGGGTTCCATGACAATCTTTTATACCACTTCCCGTTTCCGCGAGCTTATGCTCCAGTACATGCAGAATGGTGTGGACACGTACTTCGACATTGAAGTGACCAACGAAGATCCTTCCTCTACAATTGGCAAACAGACCGTGACCCTCAAAGGCGTCAACCTCGACAGTGTAATCATGGCATCTCTGGATACCGAGGCGGAGGCGTTGGAGGAAGAAGTGAGCTTTACCTTTGAAGATGTCGATATGCCTGTATCGTTCAATCTGCCGAAGTAATGTAGCGTGGAAAGCATAGTGATTTGAGATTTATCAAGAGTTTAACTTAGCAGCGGGTTTGTAAAAGAAACCTGTTCAACTTGCCTGTGTTACGGGCTATTTGGTGTGTCATAATTCTGCTCTTCGCCGCTTGTGGCGGCGGGGAGCCTAACTTTAGAGGAGGAACAATACATGAGTGGATTGAGTATGTTTTTTGCCCAAAATGCAGCAATGGATACAACGGAGGAATATATCGTGTCCCCCCGTTTCAAGGATGAGAAAGGCGAACCGGTTGCCTGGAAACTGCGCAGCATGACCGAGGACGAGAACCAGGAATGCCGCAAGGCGGCTACCCGCAAAATCAAGGGCAAGAACGGTGTCTATACACCCGACATTGATGCGAATGATTACATGGCTCGCCTGATGAGTGCCAGTGTCGTGTATCCAGATTTGAAAAATGCAGAACTTCAGCGTTCATATGGCGTGATGGGGGCCGAATCGCTTTTGCGGAAAATGCTGTTGCCTGGGGAATTTGCTTCGCTCGGTGAACAGGTTCAGAAGCTGAACGGCTTCAATCAGGACATGAACGAACTGGTGGATGACGTAAAAAACTAATTAAAGAGGGCGATTCCGAAGCCAATCTGGCTTATTACGCTCTCCATGAATTAAACATTTTGCCGCATGAGCTAATGGCCTTCTCTATGCGAGAACGAGCGGCCATTTATGCGATGATCTCCATCCGGGTAGAGGAAGAGAAGAAAGAACGGTCCAAGAATCGCGCCCGGAAGAAATAAAAAGGAAAGGAGGGAGAAATGAATGTCCGATACAAGTATCAATGTAATTAATCCTCCATCCGTAAATAATCTGATCAATAACTTAAATCTAATTCAGGTGAAAACAACCGAAATTTTGAACAACTTCAATCAGATTAACCATGTTAATTTGAATCAATTTAACCAAACGAACATATCCAATCACTTTAATCAAATAAATCAACAAATGAATGTAACGATTAATTTGATGGAAAAGCTGGAGGATACGGCTGATGATACAAGTGATTCGTTAGGTGATAATCTGAACAAGCTCTCCAAGTGGATGCAAATGGTAAAGTCGGCTGGAAGCGTCGTGTTAAAAGCTGCTGCTGAACAAGAAGACTTCAAATATCGTTATATGGTTGCCGCAGAAGATCCGGTGCTCGGGGAAGGCATCTATAATAAGTATCGCGAGCAAGCCGCCAAGAGCGGTCAGGATGTCAACGATTCGCTCAAATCTTCGCTAGGCTTCTTACCTTTGGCTCAGAATACAGGTCAGGTGGATCAATTGAATCAATTAACTCAACGTCTGAGTATGTTGTCACCGGATGGACAAAGTCTGTCCGATGCGTCTGGTGCCCTTCTTAGTGCCATGAATGGCGATAACGGGGATTTGGCTAGTCAATTTAACATCCCGAAAAGTGCATTGACCGGGGCTGGATTGGATGAATTTATACAGACAAAGGACTTGGACGGCTTCATACAGGGATTGCAGACGGTACTTGAAATGCAGGGCTACACACAAGAAGCCTTTGATACAATGCTTGATTCTCCATTGCAAAAATGGACGGCTCTTGTGAACCAGTTCAATGGGATATTGTCTGAGATCGGTACTAAGGCGTTGGAAGTGCTTTCTCCAGTGCTTGACCGATTAAACGAAGCCATAAGCTCAGGTCAGTTCAGTGCTTTCATCGAATGGATTGGTGGGGCCTTCGCAATTATTGCTCAAGTTGTAGCTTTTATTGTGGATGGGTTCATCAATTTTGCTACAGTCGTGCAAGAAAATTGGGCTATCATAGCGCCTATTTTGACTGCTATTGCTATGGTGCTGCTTTACAACATGATTATCTCACTTGGTATTGTGATCGCTGAAGTATTTTTGCTTGCTGTAGCATGGTTGGCTGTAAACTGGCCTATATTGCTAATCATCGCAGCAATTGCTGCGATGATTATGATTTTCCAAATGTTCGGAGCAACTGGTACCGATATTCTCGGGGCTATAATTGGTACATTTATGATGCTTGGCGAGATCATCAGAGTGGTAATTGCTACGGTGTGGAACATATTTGCTTCATTGGCAGACTTCTTGATTAACCTTTTTATTGATCCTGTCTATGCAATTCAAAAGTTGTTCTATGATCTAGGAATGTTTGTTTTACAAACTCTTTACAATGTTATGGTAGGTATCGAGGATTTTCTTAAAAGAGCTGTAGGGGCCATTAGCGATGTTGCTTCATTTATCAATGATACCTTTGGTACGAACCTGAGTGTGATGTCCGAATCGGATATTAACATTGGCAGCAAGAACATTAAGAGTTGGATGGACACTCTGAAGTCTATGGAGCCACAGAGCGACAAAAATGTATTTGAGTCTGTGAGAATGGATGGAGAATATAATCCCAGTGTATATGGGGAAGGTCAGATAAAGGCGGAGGAGTGGGTTTCTAAGTTCTCTTCTAAACCGAAGGATGACTCCAAGGATAAAGATTTACCATATAAATTTGGCCAAGACTACACACCCGAAATACCCAAAACACCTTCGATCCCAACTGCACCTGCTCCCACCGTTGTTCCCAACAGCAACATGAGTAACATCAACAAAATCAACAATATTGGGCAGGTGGACAAGATCGGTGACGTGGACGGCACAGTGGATGTGACGAGCGAGGACTTGAAATTGATGCGTGAGCTTGCAGAGATGCAGGCGATTCAGCGATTTGTCAGTCTGACGCCAACTGTTCAGGTCACCACGGGTGATATCAACAGCGGACATGACGTGGACAGCATCATCAGCAAAATCACTGATGGATTGAACAGTCAGATCGTCTCCAGTGCCCAGGGGGTGTATGGATAAGTGGAATATTATATTCAACTCAGCTACAATAACCGCTCCGAATACATGTTTTTCCCGGTGACACCAGAGAGCATTGAGTTTTCGGATTCGGGAGACGGCAGTTCGTTTAACGTGAGCGCTTTGGGTGAAATTAACGTGATCAAGTCGCCGAAGCTGCGAGAAGTCAGTTTCAGCGGAATCTTTCCGGCAGACTACAGTCCGTATCATCTGAACTACGATGCAAGACATCCGGCAATTCAGAAGCAGTTTTACCGTGATCCCTATGAATATGTGAAAAAGGTCATCCGCTGGATGCAGACGGGCAGACCCGTCAGGCTGTTCTTTTCCAGTGCGAGGTATACCATTAATATGGCGGTTTCCATCGAGAGCTTCGACTGGAAGGAGACTGCGGGTACGGTGGGGGATATCCAGTATGATATCAAGCTGAAGCAGTTCATTTTCTATGCCGCCAAAAAAGTAGTGCCGCTCAAGGACAGCAAGGATAATGCTGCTTCGAAAACAAAAACCAAAGCTTCCCGGCCCAATGAAAAAATCCAGCCCAAGACCGTCACACTCAAAGCTGGAGACTCCTTGTGGTCTGTAGCCAAAGCCCATCTGGGGGATGGATCTCGCTGGAAAGAGCTGCAGAAGCTGAATGGCATCAAAGATGCACAACTGAAGAAGCTGCCGATTGGACTTGTGATCAAGCTTCCGTGAAAGGAGAGGGAATATGCAAGAGCAGATCAGGTTGGATGATAAGCTGGTCAACATGAAGGAGCGGTTATTGCTGGATGACAAACTGGGCAACATCTGGGACATTAGCGAAATTGCTGGTGACATTACGTACAAAACCTCCCGCATCGGCAAGCCTTCCTCTCTGGAATTCACGTTGATCAAGGGCAGTCTGTACCAAAATAAGAAATTCACCTATGAGAATGGATATGTTGTGAAATATATCAGCAACGAGGTAGGCATATTTTACGGGTATATCTTCTCGGTGGATAGCGGCAAGGACGAAAGTGTCAAAATCAAAGCCTACGACCAGACTCGTTATCTAACCGCGAATCAGACGTACAAGTTCGTTAACGCAACGGCTACGGATGTGATCAAACGAATTGCTACCGACTTTCAGTTGAAGGTGGGCGAGCTGATCCAGCCGAAATATGTTATTCCACGCATGTTGTTTGATAACAAAAAGCTGATCGACATGATCTGTGAGGCGCTCGACCGAACGCTGATCTATGGCGGCAAAAACTACATCTTCTACGATGATTTCGGCAAGCTTGTACTTCGGGATGTGGAAGAGATGCCTTACGGCTTTGTCATTGGGGATAACAGTCTGCTCACGGATTACAACTATACAAGGTCGATTGACGACCAGACGTATAACAAGATCAAGCTGTACCGGGATAACAAGGATACGGGAAAAAGAGAAACGTTTGTTCATCAGGACTCAGGCAGCATCCGTCAATGGGGGCTGCTTTTTTTGTACCAAAAAGCGGATGATGGCCTGAACGAAGGCCAGATTGATGACATGCTGAAGACCCTGATGACCCTCCGTAACCGCGAGACGCAGACGTTGAAAGTGGATGCGCTTGGTGATTTCAAGGTGAGGGCAGGCAGTTTTGTCAACATCCAGATCGATGAACTCAAGATTAATCAATATTTTCTGGTAGACGAATGTACGCATAAGGTACAGGGCGGCGTGCACACGATGTCACTGGATTTGAAGGTGGTGTAACGATAAATGATGCTGGACGTGATTAAAAAGGCGGCGGTGGCCGCTGTAGATGCCAAATCTCCCGTTCAGATAATGTACGGAAGCGTGACAAACACACAGCCTCTGGAGATCACCGTTGAACAACGGCTGGCATTGGCTGAGCCTTTTCTGGTACTGCCGGAATCCGTAGTGAACAAAACTTGGACCGTAGGTGACCATGTCTTGTTGTTACGTGTTCAAGGCGGAGACAGCTTTGTTGTGCTGGATCGGCTGGTGAATCCATGATTCCACAGGGTGCGCAGATTAGCGCAGAAGATCAGGAAGAAGCTGCTGTACTTCCAAGTCTGACATATGTGTTTCAAGCTTCTGGACAGCGAATTGGAAGGCTGCAACTGGATGGAAAAGATGCGGTAAAACAGGCGGTGTTTAAAGCGTTGTCCACACGCCGCTACGAACATCTAATCTATTCTTCGGATTACGGCATGGAGTGGTTCTGGGAAGGAATGGCCGGGAGATCCATGGTTGAATCTGAACTGGAACGCTGGATTCGCGAAGCGTTGCTTCCGGATGATCGCATTTCGGATGTAACGGAGTTCGATTTTGTCCACGGGGCCGATGGCGTAAGGGTTTCGTTTGCCGTGGAAACAGATTTTGGCAGCTTCAGGCAAGAAACGGAGGTGAACATGGATGTATGAAGAGCAGACGTTTGAAATTATTTTAAATCGAATGCTGGACAGAGTGCCGAATGGTGTAGATAAACGTGAAGGCAGCATTATCTATGATGCGCTTGCGCCAGCGGCAGTGGAAATGGCTCAGATGTATATCGAGCTGGATGTGAACGCCAACCTGAAGTTTGCGGATACAGCTTCTGGAGAATATCTGGATCGCGCAGTAGCTTGGTCTGGCATTAGTCGAAAAGCGGCCACGAAGGCACGTTGGGTTGGCCGTTTTCGGGATAATGAAGGTAAGCCTGTTGAAGTTCCTTTGGAGAGTCGTTTTTCCACGGGGGATCGGGTGTATGTTGTTGTGGAACGCATCGCGGCAGGGCAATATGTGTTGGAATGTGAAGTCTCGGGAGGGGAAGGTAATGAGTATACGGGGGCACTGCTGCCCATTGATTATATTAACGGCTTGACGACGGCTGAATTGACACAGTTGCTGGTTCCTGGTGAAGACGAGGAAACGGACCAGGCCCTTTATGACCGTTATCAGGATAAAGTATCCCGTCCGGTCACGAGTGCCAACAAATATCAGTATGAATTATGGGCCCGGGAAAACTCCGGAGTTGGCAAAGCGAAGGCTTTTCCACTATGGGACGGGCCAGGTACAGTCAAGGTGGCGTTATTGAATAACGAAATGCAAACACCTGCTGAGGCGGTCATTGAGGCGGTGCAAGAATATATCGATCCAACTCAGGATGGAATGGGCGAAGGTGCAGCTCCAATTGGACCTGTGGTCACAGTAGTGGGAGCGGAAGAGGTTCCTATTGATGTGGAGGTACAGGTCACGCTTGCTTCCGGTTCAACGTATGAGGGCGTGAAGACACTGATTGAAACGGGAGTTACGGCATATCTGAAAGAACTGGCTTTTGCCGATCCATTGGTTCGTTGGACACGGATTGCGAATGTCATTCTGGATATCCCGCCCGTAATCGATTATAGCGATCTGCTGGTGAATGGTGGTATGTCCAATCTGGAGATTGCCCCCGGCGCAGTAGCTGTTCTTGGGACGGTGAAGGTGACATGAATAAAGCAGAGGTATTAATGATTCTTTTGCCCCCGTTGTATGAAAATGTGCTGGAGATGCAGCTTCTCACAGAAACAGAAGGTGTTGAGCTGGACAAGCTTACAGTGGGTTTGGAAAGTGTGCTGGATCAATTCTACCCGGAGTCTGCGACCTGGGCATTGGAACGTTATGAGCGGGATTTGCAGATTCAGACGAATCAAGCCAAGCCTGACGACCAGCGGAGATCCGTAATCATTTCCAAAATGCGCGGCAGCGGCAAAGTTTCTGGCTCCATGCTCAAGAACGTGGCGCAGGCCTACGAAAGTGGCGGGATTGATGTATCCGTTTCGCCCGAGAAGTACTTGATCCGAATTCGCTTCATCGACACATGGGGCTTGCCGCCCAATCTGGACGATTTGAAGGCAGCGATTGAGGATATCAAACCAGCACATATGACCGTGGACTACCGTCTGCGGTATTTGACGATTGCGGAGGTTGAAAGTATGACGCTGGATGAGATCGAACAGACCCGACAGGATAAATTTGCAGGAGGTGGAGCTTAAATGAATGAACCAAAAACACCAAATTTGGGGTTGAATAAGATTGACCGTTCTTCACCATCGACGACTTATTTTGATCTGGATAAGTATTTGGATCAGAACTGGGAGAAGGTTGATGAAGGTGTAGGGCAAGTGGAAGAAAAGGCTGAGGAAACCGCAGCACAGGTGAGTAGTATTCAGGAGCGATTGGATACGGAGAAGCGTAGATCCGTGACGTTGGAGCCCGGGTTGCAGATTATTAATGCGGAGCGTGCCTCGGCGTTTAAGTTGGAAGGTTTGAAGGGGCGCACATTGGTGAATTTGTTAGGGCGTGCAGGAGGTATGGAGAGTTTAACTGGCTTGAATGCCATTCGATCTAATCTTTCGTTGGACCTGATGAATAAAGTAGACGGGAGCAGTGGACTAAAGGTTACGATTAACTCCGCTGCTTCTCCTAGTGCGGCGGGTGTTGCTACAGTGTCTCTTCCTAATTTTAAAGCGAATAGCTTTTACGTATTAGTTGCAAATGTAAAAAACGGAAATTCAATAGAAGGGGCAACTATTGGATTCGGTGGAGACTTTGGCGGACCATATTCAACATTCGTTAAGACAACTGATAAATTTGTTACGGTATGGGCAAAGAAGAAAGTTTCTACGCAGGGGAGTGGAATTATTGATTTCGCAGTTTTTGGAAACCCGAATCAGTATGGTTACTTTGACTCCGGTCGCCTTTATGAAATCAGCGAATCCGAGTACAATGCGCTCGACAGCATGAATCCGGAACAGGTAGCTATTAAGTATCCTTATGTTAATAGTATTCAGCCTGTTCGAAATCCTTATGTAATTCGCTATGGAGAGAATTTATTGCCGCCATTCTACGAATGGGAGAACACAGGACACACTTTTCTAGAAACGTCTACAACTACGGCTACTGGTGAGTTAGTATCTGGTTCTATTGGGACTGATGCATATGCTGTGACTTACTTAAGTGTATTAGCAAATCAAGATTACACGATTAGTAACCCGGCAGCAAGTACAGGCAAAATTCGAGTGAGTGTATACGATGCATATACAAGATTACAAGGTATGTTCATTAATCCGGGAGAGACTAAAACCATTAAAACGGACTCAAGGGCTGTAAGAATGGGGGTAAATCTTAGTGGTGTTACGCAGTATACAGAAGAGTTTGATGTAAATAAATGGACATGGTCTACGGGGAATAAAGCGAGTTTTGCATATCCAATCATGACTCTTGGTAAGGTAGTTAAACCGTTAAAAACACGTGAAGATTGTATGCTCGCACTTCAAACGGATTTATACTCAGACCCGGTGACAGGTTTGAATGCTGACGAACTGTTTGAAAGGAATGGCCAATATTACAAGATGACCAAGTGGCGCCGGATGATTTTGGATGAAAGTCTTCGTTACCGATCAATAGCATCATCGTCTGGTTACAAAATAGTTGGTTGTACTCTATCTGAACCAGTAGCAGCTTTTAACAGCTTGGTTGTTACGAAGTACAATGGTAATTTGCTTACTAAAAACGGAAATATGTCTGAATCTGATAACGCCTACTTCAGAATTGCAGATTTATCAGACTTCAATGTATCTATTGCTAATGCAGATAGTGGATGGGGAGATTCATACACGCCCGCAGCAGATGAGATTAAGGCTTATTTCATGGGATGGAAGATGTATCTTGGTAATCAAGGCGATGTAAGTGAGCCATACAATGGTGAAACAGTTGGCAAAGCTTGGTGTCCATTAGACTCGATATATATGTCAGGAAGTTCTGCGACTCACTTTATGACCACATTGCCGGTTTCTCCTATAATACGGTCAGCTTATACAAGATATTCTGAATGGACGCCATATCAACTGATATACCAACTGGCGACCCCAACTATCGAGCCGATCACGTCAGAGGGTCAATTGACTTTTAATGAGGGAGATAATCAGGTCGAAGTAGGTTCAGGAATGATAGTTAGAGAGAATGTTAAACCAGTATATACTTCAGATGTGCATAAATCATATAACATTAATAACTATAATTTGTCAGCTAAATTAAATAACCGGGTAAAAAAAATACTGGCCGTTTATAAAAATGATGTTAGAGATTACTGGGATATCCTACGATTTAATCCGGAGTCAGAAGTTTATGGGCTGGAGTTAGCTTCCTTGCCAGCCAATCAATATGATTCATCTGCTAATTATACTGTAACTTATCAGGTACAGGAACAATTTTCCCCAATATCAATTAACGGAACGATAGGAGTAAATGAGAAATCTATTATAGATCAAGTTATATATGATTCTTCCAATCTTTCGAGGCAGTTATCCGTATTGGAAAGTAAAAATAACGAAATGGAATTACAGCAGTATGCTGACAAAAACTATCTCAGAAAATCATCTAGCATTAATGAAAATGAGGATCTAAATAGCTTTGTATCTGAAGGAGAATTTTATTGTCAATTTAGTCTGACTGCTGAAACTCTAAAAAATTGCCCTGTTGGAGTGGCATTCAGTCTTAAAGTTAGTAAAAATGGAACTCAAAATAAAGAGTCTATCCCAGGAGTAACACAAACTTTAATTACATTTCTTCCAGTAGGGTTTTCGACATGGCAGCGAAATCTTTATGATACTTGGGGAGCGTGGGTCAAAGTTCCATCCAGAGAAGAGTTTGAAAGTTTAAAGTCCTCTGTCAGTGATGGGAAATCGGCTATCGCTGCCGCTATTACTGGCAAGGGAGTAGTGGCATCAGGCAGCGATACATTTCAACAGTTATCCACAAAAATTATACAGATAAAAACCGGAAAAAGATGGGCTACAGGTTCATCGAGTACAAAACAAGGAACACAAGGGGAGTTTGAGGTAACAGGATTAGAGTTTAAACCTTCAATTGTTCAAGTTAGAGCAACTTTAAATGGAATGAGTGGGATTAATACTATTGAAAGATTTTATTTCACAGGAGGAGCTGAAGTAATGAATTCTACAGCTTATCTTACACCCGTGTATACCAGTTCACAATGGACTAATATCCCTTGGACAATTCTTTCTAATGGGTTTGCATCCAGAACTAATTACGGTTCAATTTCGTATCCTATATCTTGGTTAGCTATAGAGTAAGGGGAAATATAACTTTAACTATAGCTGTTGATAGAATACAACAGGACTATGATATGAAATGGAAAGTTTAATAGGAAGAGTATTTATTTTAATCTAGTAGTTACCTGAGGTTAAGTCTAAAGACGACATAAAGAAAGACAGTCCTTTGAGACTATTTAGAAATTTTGGCCTATAACGAAGCTTGCTTATATTTTAGAAGAGGTAGAGTTTAAATGATTAAAACCAAAGGAGGTGAAACCATGGAAAGATGGGATACCCTATGGAAATGGGGAATTGCACTCATGAGCAGCTTAGTAACCTACTTTTTTGGTGGCTGGTCAGGGGTGCTCGGCGTATTGCTTGTGTTCGTCATCTTCGATTACCTAACCGGCATCGTGGCTGCGGGGATGAGCGGCAAGCTTGAAAGCAACATTGGCATGTTCGGCATCGCACGAAAGGTATTTATATTTGCAATGGTATCGGTGGCTCATCTGGTGGACGGTGTTCTGGGAGACGGACATTTGTTCAGGGATGCGGTCGCCTTTTTTTATATCGCCAATGAGTTGTTGTCCATTATTGAAAATGGGGGTAAGTTGGGCGCTCCAATCCCGCCAGCAATCCGACAGGCGATTGAAGTACTCAAGGGGAAGGCGGGAGAGGGCACCATTTCTAATCATGTACCTTTTAGTCCCCCACCAGAAGACAACAAGCAGGGAGTCAATAGTATTGACGGGGATATGAAGTTAGTAGAAAAGAAAACAGAGCATAGCAGTTCAACTACTGAAAAAAGTGACTAGCATTTTAGTCAATTATCTTCTAGTAATGTAGATAAAGATTTCCATAAAAGTAAAGTTGGAATGAGAAAAGCACCCGATCCGGGTGCTTTATCATTTTCCTATACTCATAGACTGTATAATCTTCTTACTTACTATTTTTTGAGCTTATCAATAAGATTATAGTAATAAATTAACTGATCCAAGTAAGAGTTTTCCTTCATAAGACTAGCTCTGTATGCTGCTGAAGAAGTTTCAAGATAATCTCTTTTGGCCTGCAAGATTTCAATTTGTCCTTTGATTTTTTTGATTTGTTTTTTGTAGTAAGCCATCTTCTCTTGGTATGTACTTTCTTTCTTTTTGGCAGCAGCCTGGGCGCTTGGCTGAATGACAACAGCTGAAGTTGCAGATAGTAGAACGGTTAGACTGAGTAAGGCAGTTAATAGCTTTTCAATGAATTTTTACCTCCAATGAAGTGTTTTTACAATCTGTATTAATGAGTCTTTATCTAATAGGAGTAGTCTAACAGATACATTATGGATTTACTATTGAATGAATTGGTAATCTCCAACACGCAGGGACACGCATACAAGCAACCCCTGATCCAACCGCATTAACTATATACAAACGGCAATTTGCCGCATAAAGGGTGAGAGAAACATGCAAACGAGAAGTTCGGGCAACACACAGGGCATTGACGTCTCCCGATACCAGGGCAATATTGACTGGGCCAAAGTGAAGGCAAGTGGCATGACATTTGTATTCATCAAGGCAACCGAGGGACAGACGTATACCGATCCAAATTATCAGAAAAATGTAACAGGCGCACTGGCGGCGGGTATGCTGGTGGGAACGTACCATTTCTTCCGCGCGACCTCTACCGATGGTGCCAAGGCAGAAGCGGCGCATTATGCCAATACCCTGAACAAAGTTGGAGGCGCCAAGGCGTTACAACTGCCACCCGTCATGGACTACGAGAACAACCCCGGCAACCTGAGCAAGGCGCAGATGAATACGGTTGCCAAAGCTTTTTTAACCGAACTACAACGCCTCACAGGTGTAAAACCGATCATATACACGGGCAATTCATTTGCCGGGAATTTTGATACATCACTCAGCTCATACGATCTGTGGATTGCACGTTACAGCAACACCCGTGTACCGGAAGACCAGCCGGCATGGAAGCGTTGGACGTTCTGGCAGTATACGGATTCGGGCAAGGTGAATGGCATTAGTGACAACGTGGATATGAATGAATTCGAGGGAACAGCGGCACAGCTCAGAGCAAGATACGCAGCAGCCACTCCGAAACCTCCGGAGCCATCCAATCCAACGAATCCAAGTAATCCGAATCCACCAACCGAACCACCGAAAGGGGGCGAACCGATGACAGCCGAAGAGAAAGCAGCGTTTGACGCGCTCAAATCCCAGGTCGATAAACTGCAGGCGCGTCAGCAAATGGAAGTTCCAGTATGGGCGAAAGCTGCTGTGGATGCAGCGCTGGCATATGACACCAAAAATCCTTTGTTCAGCATCGATAATGGGGCGAGTTATGATTTTTACCGTTTTATTACCGTGATGCATCGCAGAGGTTTGTTTAAAAAGTGA